TTAGGTTGTCATCAGCTTTGATGCCACGACCCTTGCCGCCACCCCAATTAGTGTGCGCCGCAACGACAGTTCCATCATCAGCCATGCAACATTGGCACGGAATTAGCCTTGCGTTTTCAAGCAATTTCTTACTTCGGACGTAGTTATGCTTTGGGAACATCATCAATCGTCACTCCGTTTGTTGTTGCCCAATACAGCAGCCATTCCGTAAAGCTGGTTGCTTGCTCTTTGGTAAACCTTCGGCTTTGATGGCCTAGCTGGACGATGCGTTCTCCATCAATGCTTGGCATGACCTTGCTGATGGTGGACATGTGACCGCTTTCATGCGCCCACTGGTCAATCAAAAATCGCTTCCACGACTCTTGATTCCAGCGTGAGCCGTGAAGCTGTGACTGCTTTGCGATCTGGCCGATGATGCTGTGGTACAGCTTCTCTTGTTCACGGCTTTTCATGTCAGTCTGCATTGCCAACCCCAATCATGCGTAAAGCCGCTTCAGGGCCATCAATTCGACATAACGTACCACCAATCCAATTTTCAAAAAAGTCTTGCTGTAGCTTTGTTAAACGCTTTTTGGGGCCATCTTTAATTTCCACCAAGTAAGTGTGATTGTTGTATCCCACCAAAAGATCAACAGGTAGACCAACAATCCAAACATAAGCACCAGCGGCTCTCAATGCTGACACGATTTGCGCTTGATTAGCGTCTACACGGGCTGCGTATCTCATGTCAATTTCCTATTTGGTAATCTTTAAAAATTGTTCCTTTGCTGGCATCACCTCGCCAACATTCTTTAACCCATCCACGCTTGCCAGATTTATATGTGCGCCAATGACCACGAGCTTGATGCCTTTTGGGGCTTGCGTGTGTGCCGCCTTGTGATTCAATCTTATGTTTTGCTGGCTCAATCACTACTGTATGCCAGTCATAAAGAGGTTTTAATCCACGTTTTGCACGACTTACATTGGCCTTGTGTGGAGTTGGCACATATGCTTCTACCTTCATATCCAAAGATGCGTAAAACATTGTCACAATCGCGCACATCATTGATTGGTCTTGAGGGTCAATTGGCTTGTTTACTGGCCCAACTTTTGGTTCTCCATTGTGTTCAGCAAACAAGAAAGAACCAAGAGCCTTATATCCCGATGGTTTCATAATCCAACCAGATACCACAGTAGCTTCTGGCTCTGCTAAAACAGACAACATAAAGTCACCTTGTTCTGTTCGACCACAAAGCATCATATTTTTGTATGGTGCAGGATGTAGCAAATACTTGCGCTGGTCATAACCAATGTATTCTTTAATTGCACCAGTCACATCAAACCATTGCATTTGTGTCGGATCAAGACCAGAAACCAAAACCATCTTTACCATTTCTTTTATTAAAGGTGTCATGTCAATTCCCCACTTTGTAGTTTCGTCATATATTCCCTGATTCGCACCACAGCACCCATGCCGTAGCGTTTCTCAAGGTATTCCATCCGTACTTTGGTCAGCACTTTTTGGCCTGTCATTTGATAGGTGCAAAGCAACACTCGGGCTTCCCCAAGTTCAATCATGTACCTATCGCCTTCATCAGATATTGTTTTTCTGCTGTACGCCATGTTTTCCTCAGTACGGCATCGGGTTAAGGTCAATCAATCCCCACTTCATCTTTGGGTACTTGCGAAGGATTTTGGTTTTTTGCAACATTTGAATCGTTGCCCAAACTTGTCGTTGCGTCCAGCCGGTGATGATTTCTATTTCCTTGCTGGTCAGTTCGCCATGCTCAAGCAGGCGCTTCAGGGCATAAGTGCGGGTCATGCTGTCTTCCTAAGAACTTGGTTGATCTGTTGGCGAATGTGGGCAGGCATTGGAGCAGCCTTCTGTCGGTCAGCTTCAATCTTGACCAGAGCCGGGTCAGGACCAGTGTGAGCAGGAGGAACTGTCGTCCGGGCCACATCAGCGGCTTGTTGGGCAAAGGATTGCTTTGGCGCAGATTGGCGGCGTACCCAATTGCGCCATGTTGCTGTCCAGTCGGCCTTGGTTCCTTTGCCTGCTGGCAATGCTGTCCAGTAATCCTTGAACTCTGCAAAGACCTTCTGTGGGTTCAAGTCCTTGCGCTCCTGCTGACAAAAAGCAATCCAGTCTTCTGGCAAAACAAAGTCCACTGGCAAGCGCGATCCGCGATTGCTTTTCTGTCTCTCCTCTTTCTCTGTCTCTCTCTCTGTCTCTCTCTCTGGGGTAGCAACTTGCAAGCAGTCTGCTAGCACTCCGCTAGCAACAACAAAAAAGCCGTTTGAAATCAATGGCTTAAGTCCAGACTGTATGTCTTTGGCTGTCAGATGGAGTCGAAACTCAAGTTCCTCAGTGGAGGCATCAAAAACACCATCCTTTGACTCACATGCTAGCAACCAAAGCAATGGTGCTAGTGCTTTGCTAGCAAGTGGCAAGCGCATGAATTCACGGTTGGTCAGCAAGTCGCGGTGGAGTTTGATCCACGGTGGGCAACGGTCCTTGTAATGCTGGAAGGTCGCCCAGTTTTTTGGCTGTAAAAGCATTTTTACCTCACGTTATCGGTCAGTCGTTACTGAAGAAACAATGGCAGGACGGTAACGAATCGTCTTTTCGGGAGCTACCCTAGCCATGTCTCACAAAACTATACCAGCTTATCGTTCAAACAACAAGTCGGCAAGCACTTGGATTGCCAGATGGATTGCAGCCCATCCAGCCATGACAAAAAGTCCAATTGTGATGTTCTCAATCATGCTCGACTGTACACAGTGATGGGATGATTGTTGTGGTACTTTTGCTGTGCCTGAACGATCTCTCGTTTGGTGAACAACTTGCTGTTCACGTTCTGCCAGTCAAAAGCGTTGCCCTTGGATTTTGGAGTGCCATCAGCCCAAAAAATCTCAGGCGACTCTTGCTCAATCTGAACTTCTTCGCCTGTCAGTTTCTTGCCTGTCAACCTGAAATAGTAGTCAAGTTTGTTGTTGTCGCCACTGCGTTTGGTGTAGTCAAGTTCGATGTGACCATTCCGCAACAACTCGTTTTTGACGGCTGCTGGAGAAGTTGCAAATTTCTCTCTCATGCGGTTGGAGATACGCTTGTGGCTCACAGGCGCTTTCTCAAGTTGTTTCAGATAGAACTCTTGTTCTTGTAGAATATTTGCACTTCCTTTTTGGTGATTAATTCGATTGCTCGGGTCAGGATAGCCACTGCTGCGGCATCCCAGTCTTGCGGGTTTTGGCAGTTGACAGCCGCCTCTTGCATAGCCCTCAAATGGAGGAACTTTGCAGAGTCTTCTTCAAGTTGGTCTGGTGTTTTCATGGGTTGGAGACTATCATTGATTTTTGCTTTTTTGCATAGGGAAAACACCTATGGTTTGTTGGGTTTGACTCAATTAAAGTTGAGGCTCAACAAGACAGGAGTTCATATGAACATCACACTTCTCCGACACGCTCGGCAATTGTTTAAGACGTACAATGCGTCCCCCGAAGTCATTCGCAGTTACCAACGCAAGTGGGCGCGATCTGTTCACCAGCTTGGCATTAACTGGCTGTTGGCACAACCAATCGTGAGGGCAAAATAATGGGAGCTTTCATTGGTTTTGCCTGCTTTGCGGCATGGATTACACATGTCTTCACTTGCTTTGCACAAGGCTTGTGGGGCTTCTTGGTGGCTGGTGCGTTGTTGTTCCCGCTTGGGATTTTGCACGGTTTTTACCTCTGGTTTAAATAAGGTGTTCAGCCGACCTGTAACGGCTGTTTTTTTTGGAGATTGAAATGGGCTTTGTAGCATCTGATAGTGGCGGTGGTAACTTCAAACGTGTGCCTTCTGGCGTTCATGTTGGTCGTTGCTATTCGTTGATTGACCTTGGCACTCAGTTGTCGTCTGGTCAGTACGGAGAAAAACTGCAACACAAGATTCGTGTTGCTTGGGAGTTGTTTGGCGAGGACGAAGAAGGCAAACCGTTGACGGTTGAATTTGACGGCCAAGAAATGCCAATGACCATCAGCAAGTCGTACACGTTGTCTCTGAGCGAGAAAGCGTCCCTGCGTAAAGACTTGCAATCGTGGCGTGGTCGTGAGTTTACTGAAGAAGAAGCCAAGGGCTTTGACATCAGCAAGTTGCTTGGTGCGTACTGCATGGTCAACGTGACCACCAGCGAAACCAACGGCAAGACATACGCCAACGTGGCAAACTTGACTCCATTGCCCACAGCATTGAAGAACAGCAAGCCAGCAGGCATCCATCAGAACGTCATGTTCGACTTGGACAATCCTGATTGGGGAATCTTTGATACGTTCCATGACAAACTTAAGGAAGCAATCAAGCGTAGCCCTGAGTTTGCTAAGGCGGCAGGCCATTCATCTGGTCATGATGACAGTGGCTTTGGCGACATGGACGATTCGGCGTTCTGACCATGACCAGTCTCTACCAACTTGCACACGATTTCCGTGAACAACTTGACGATCTTTTTGATCCAGAGACTGGCGAGGCTTTGCCAGCGTTTGACGAGTTCCGGGTCATGCTCGGCAACAAAGCAAACGCTGTCGCGGCCTACGTCCTCAATTGCGAATCAGATGCCGCGCAAGCAAAAGATGCCATCAAACGCATCAAAGCCTTGCAAACGGCCTACGAGCGCAAAGCAGAAAAGTTGAGGGATTACCTTGCTGAGAACATGAAAACGGCTGGAATCCACGAAATAAAGGCTGCTGACGGGTCTTTTGTTGTCAAGCTGTATGTTGACCGCGATGAATCCGTTGTGATTGAGGAAGGCGCAAAGTTCCCTACTGAATTGTGCGGCGACCCAAAACCTCCAGAGCCAAGCAAAACAAAAATCAAGAATGCCATTCTTGCCGGGGAGCCTGTTGCTGGAGCTTACATTGTTCGCAAGGACAGATTGACTATCAAATGATTTCGGGCCGAAAGCGGATGCTGGCAAGGCCAAGACCGCTGCGAGGAAATGCACCTACCAGACGCAGCGAGTAGGCCCACCCTTTTTTTAACCACAGGAGAAGATATGTCTCGCGTTTACATTGTTGGCTACGGCCAAGAAATCCGACTTGTTCGTGCCAATACCCGCGCACAAGCCCTTAACCACGTTGCTCATGGCATCATCAATGTTGATGTTCCAACACAAGATCAGTTGATTGATCTTATTTCTGGCGGCAAGAAAGTTGAATCTTCTATCAAGCAAGAATCTGAAGAACTTTCGTTGGAGCAGGCATGAGCTACGCAGATGTTGAAATGAAAATCATCCAGTGGGCTGAAGCTCGGAAGATCATTCCAAACTCAACCCCTGACACACAGCTTCTCAAAGCTATGTCTGAGCTTGGCGAATTGGCCGATGCGACCATCAAGAAAGACAAAGACGGCATCATTGATGGCGTTGGCGATGTGATGATCTGTCTGGTCAACTATTGCGCTTTGCAAGACATCGATTTGGTAACTTGCATGGAAGCCGCCTATGCGGAAATAAAGCACCGCAAAGGCACTCTGATGCCCAATGGCGTATTTGTAAAGGAGTCGTGATGCTGTGCGATCAATGCCAAACAGTTGAACATTGCATGAAGCATGGATGTATTCCTCCAATCACTGTATCGGCACTCGATACACAAGTTGGTGGTCAGCACTACAAGGACAAGGCCATCCAGCCTGTTGAGTTCATTCACGCAAATCACCTTGGCTTTTGCGAAGGCAATGTTGTGAAGTACATCAGCAGGTGGCGGCAGAAGAACGGCATTGCTGACCTGCAAAAGGCCAAGCACTACCTTGAGTTGCTTATTGAGCTTGAATCATCTTCAAAGAAGCAGATTCAACCTCGTTGACACGGTTGGTCCACCCTTTGCCAAAGGTGGGCCAATTCTTCAAGTCCATCATGAACGACAGACGGCGCTTTGAATAGTCTTGGATCAAATCTTTTGGGTCAAAGGCTTTCACAGCGCCCAATGTCTTGGGGCCAATGTCGCCATCTTGGTCAACGCCAACAACCCCTTGCAACAACTTGATTGCTCGTCCGGGGCCACTGTTGATGGCCGTATCGAACACGCAGTAATCAATGCCAGCAGGAAGCTCGTCAGCTTTCACTTTGTCCCAATACTTGCGCTTGTACAGTGGGGCAACATCTGAAGGCGATAATGCCCTCATTGTCTTTTCAGTGACCTGATGCCCACAGAATTCTTCCCACACTGCTTTGGTACAACCAAGATTGGTCATGCCGCCCGGATCGTCTGGATGGTTTACAAAACCACCTTCTGACTTCAGCACATAAGCCAGCGCACGTTCAAAGTTGGTTTTCATTTGTCAGCAGTAAAAACACCAACAGCGCCAGCCAATGCAAGGCCAACAGAAATGATTGCTTCAGCCATTGCAGGAGCGATTGGAACGCCAACAGCAGTCAGCAACAAGATGATGCCGCGCCAAGTTGATGCTTCTTTTGCGCGATTGACAAGATAGTCTTTCATTTTCATCTCCAGTAAAGAACAAAAATATAGGAGCACCAAACGATGAAAGAAACCAATGCAATCGCAGAAACGAGTGCAAGGAGCCAATCAGTCATTTGGAAACGTGGACCATTGATGTCCAAATGATTCCAGCCATGCTGACCAGCATCACTCCACAGGCTTTGAGGATAATGCCCTCAAGCCGCTTCAAACGAGCGTTGATTTGGTCATAACGAAAGGCGCAAACGGCCTCATGTGAGTTTAGCCTTGCTTCGGTTTCATTGATTGTTGCCATGACTGATACTGCTGTTGGGTTATGGGGCTGTCATATGCTGTAAGTTTGCCAGCAGGCGGCTATCTTCTGGCGCAAATTTTAACGCCTCTTGGCACAAATTCACAGCCTCATCTTTCAATCCAAGGTTCCAAGCCGCAATAGAAGCTAAGTCCCAAGGCTTTGCACCCCAGACTTCTGGGTCCATCGTATATACAGCCTGCTTGTCAACGATCTGAAGGGCTGACTTTGCTGCGGCATAGCTCTCTGCCCACATGCTTAGACGGTATGCTTGCATGGACAAATCAACCCAAGGCTCACGGGTTCCGGGCGCTTCAGCAACTGCCAAACGAAACCACTTTAAAGCCTGATGCGTGTCGCCAAGTTCAGCATACGATTTGCCGAGCAGTCTCATGGCATAGCAGCGTTCGTTTTGCCAAGTTGCTTCTGGCATAGCCAAGTACCTGTTCAGCGCCTCTATGGCCTCATTCCAACGGGCGTAGAACGTCAGTTCACGGGCATGATAGAACGCATTCCGTGGGCAATACGGGTCTTCTTTAATTGCCAGTTCCAGCAGTGGCATGTACTGACCACGAGACTTTGTTGGATCAGGATGATGACTTACCAACAGCATGTCTGTATGAGCATAGACCTCTTGGATGCGTCCATCAGGTTGTGGGTACTCATGAACTGGGTGATGCCAGTGATACCCATGACGATGATGGATTTTTTCGTAGAAGAAGCTGATGCCGCAGCCCCAATCAAACTTGTAACGCAAACGGGTTGTGTCGTCTTTCCACACTCGTTCGATTTCCTCACGCCAGCCGGGTTCAAGCACCTCGTCCAAATCTAGCGAAATACACACATCAAAGTCGCCGGGGATGAGCGCCAAAGCTGTGTCACGGGCTTTGTCAAAGCGCCAAGGCTTGATGCAAATGTCGTGGACAACAGCGCCGCAATTTATTGCCAAAGCCTGAGTGTTGTCCGTTGAGCCTGTGTCGGCAATCAGGATGAGGTCAGCGTCCTTGGCTGATTCGCAAAACCGATGAACAAACTGTTCTTCGTTTTTGCTGATGGCGTAAACAGCAATTTTTAAATGTCTTGTCATATCATTTCTTTCAAGGGTATCTTGCTTTGATTTCTTCTACCTTGGCAAGCCAGTCATTCATTGTTGCTTCGCCACGTTGAGCTTTAAAGAACAATGGATCAGACTCAATACGGTAGGCTTCAGCACGAGCAGCTTTGTTTGCGACAAGCACAGCAGCTTCTTGGTCCGCAATTCTTTGTGCTTTTTCTTCATCTGTCAATGCAATCAGTTCAGCCGTATAGACCACGCCATCCTGCAACACAGGATCAATGCCAACACGCTTGAACTGTTCTGCATCAAAGTACAAATGTTCTTCCACAGGATACACGCCTGATTGAGCCAGCCATTCAGCATTAGGACCAGTCTCAGGAAAGGACGTATCAGGAAAGAACACCTTGAGAACAGTGATTTGAAAACCGTTTTCTGTTTGTTTTGCGTAATACATGGTTTATGGTCCTGTTGGGAATGTTTGTGTTGGTGCAGTGAAACTAGAAGTGTATCGAGCTACACCTTTAGTTATGCGGATGTCATCAAGGTAGCCGTTCAATGAGTTCAAGTTGCTTCGATCTGCGCCAATCTTTAAAGCATCAGTTTGGTTAAAGTTGGTGCTATCAGTTGCAGTTGCTTCAAGGTTCCCGTTTACAAACAGTCGAGTTGTCGTGCCTGACCTTGTTACTGTTACAAAAGCCCATATTGTTGCGCCAATGGTAGTCGTGCTAGTCAAAATGTCTGTACGGTTTACTGTAAACACAAGTTGATTTGATGTGTTGACTTGAAGTAGCCAGCCAGTAGATGAAGCACCTTTGCAAGCCAGCGAATGCAAAACACCCGCAGCGTTCCTGTACACCCACATTTCGATGGTGTAGTCGCCAGTACCCAGTTGCAAGTTTGTCGCATCGCTTACGGTCTGATAAGCCGTAGCAGTGTAGCTTGCGCTTTCAGAACCGTACTTCTTGATCTGAGTCGTGACAGCCGTTGTACCAGTGTTGGCTTCAGGGTTGCCGTTGTTGCTCAAATCGTAGAAAGCACCTGTATCACCACGGATAAGCAAACTGGTGGTGGTCACGGAAGTTAATGGCGTAGTCGATGGTGTGAAATTGCTGGTGTAGAGGGCTGTGCCTTTGACAAGTCGCACATTGGAAATGCGTCCATTTAAATAACTACCAGCAGCATTTCCAGCAGAGCCAATAGTCACTCGGCTAGCAGCATAGTTATTGCTGTCAGAATATGTCGATCCTTCTTGCACACCATTCAAAAATAACTTGGTATTTGTACCGCTTCGACAAACTGTTATGTGATACCAAGTACCTGTTGATACAGCCGTTGTTCCTGTTATCTGATCCGCACCGTTTACGTAGTAACGAACTTTTGCATCTGTACCAAGATATAGCGTTGGAATCAAAGCAGTTGCAGTACCAGAGTTTCTTTGGTCAATTAGGTATTGAGCGGCTCCTGTTGTGGAAAACCAAGCCCAACACTCAATCGTAAAATTGCCTGTTCCATATGTAAATGCAGCATTTGTCGCAACAGTCAGATATTGCGAGCTTGCGGAAACGGCATTAATGCTACCCGGATAGCTGTTGCCGAATGGACTAAGCCCAGAATACAAAGGCGATCCAGTAGCAGTCACCGTCAAAGCATTTGGCCCTTGGTCAACAAACGTACTGTTGTTGAACATTCCCTGACCTGTACCTGTGAGCAACAGTGATGTGCCAGATATTGCAGTCAGTGGCGATGTGGGCGGTGTGAAGTTGGCGGTGTAAACAGCGGTTCCCTTGACTACTCGTAAATTAGAAATAAAGCCAGACATTATTTCACTTGTAGTAAAGTTTCCTCGTCCTATACCAATGTTTTGCGCTGGAGAAGGCGCAGAATAACTTGCGGTAACAGGTGTGCCATTTGCAACGCCATTAACATAAATTGTATGCACATTTCCATTTCTTACAATGGCAAGGTGATACCACGCATTAGCAGTTAATGCGCCAGCGGCAGACGTTGCGCTAAAAAGTGTTGTGCCACCAGAATTAGTTACAAACCATTCAATTTGACCGTTAGTTTGCCTAAAAGCATAAGCAGAAGTTGAACCACCTCCTTGAGTTCTATAATAATTTTGAGTTCCTGATATTGAAGAATGATAAACCCAACATTCAATAGTTACATCTCCAGAACCATAACTAAAAGAAGCATTTCCGCTTGAATTAAGAACATCAAGATAATTATTAGAAGCCCCCGGAAATCTTAAACTTCCTCCAACTTCACTACTAAAAGGAGTTCTTAGATTTGGATTTATTGAAAAACGAGCAATTTGAAAATTGTTTGCACTTTCGTCAATAAACGACAAATTGTTTTCAAAGTTTGTCAACAAACTGACGTTGCTCCAGTATGGATCACCTGAAGTGCCAACAGCATCGGTTTTAGAAGCAGCAAACATCAATTACCTCAAGGCGTGTAGTTCTGACCAACGGTTGTACCATACCAGTTTGTGCCGTCACTAAAGAACGAATAAATGTCCATGCGTGACGCAGTGCTGGTGATGGTTGGAGCCGTGCCAGCAGACCATTTAACTGTTGACCAAGTAACAGTAAAACTACCAGCACCTGTTTTCAGATACATGATAAATGACTTTCCAGATACAGCAGTTGGCATTGTGATAGTTGGGCTACCAGTCAATGTCAGGATTTGAACTGTGCCGTTGGCAAGGTCAAGTGTGATGGCTGTGCTGGTGTTTGCCGTGTATGGCGTTTCAACATAGTTTGTGACCGTTGGATTGGTCAGCGTTTTGTTGGTCAACGTCTGAGTATCAGTTGTTCCAACAATTGCACCCGATGGAGCAGTAAGCGATGCCGACCATGCCGTTCCAGTGCTAACTGCAATACCTGCCGCAGGATATGTTGTCGGTCCTGTCGGACCTGTTGGACCTGTTGGTCCAGCCACGGTTGAATCAGCACCTGTTGGGCCTGTCGGTCCAGTAGGGCCAGCAACTGTTGAATTTGCACCTGTTGGACCTGTTGGACCTTGAACACCTTGAGCGCCAGTTGGCCCCGTGGGACCAGTCAAACCTTGAATGCCTTGTGGACCAGTAGGACCAGTTGGGCCAAGTTGCGTGTACATCACCTGTGTTGCGGTAAAAATGACGCTTGGTGCTTGTGGATACGCTCCACTTGCCGCCAGCGTTTCCAAATAAACACTGGTGTTTGACGTTTGCCACACAATCTCAATGTAATCATTAGCTGTCAACGCCAACGCATAATTCACCGTAACAATTTCAGATATAAAAGATGAGCCTTGTTTATCTTGAACGTCATAGTGAGAATTGGTATCAGCTAAATTTGTGCCATTTTTTTTCAGCCAAATTTGCGTGTTTCCTAACGCATTGCTGTGATTTGTAAACTGAATGGAGAATGTCAGGCTGTACACACCAGCATAAGCAAACGTCACACGGCTACCAGAAACAACGCTGATGCCATTGTTGGCGGCATCATAGCTGTTCAACGTGATGGAGTAAGGCGTGTTTGCTGATGGGGCTGATTGAGTTGTGGTGTCCCAAAAAGAACCCCAATAACCCAAAGCACCACCAGCACCAGTTGCGCCCGTAGAGCCTGTTGGGCCAGTCGGACCAGTATTTCCTTGGATGCCCTGAGCGCCAGTTGGACCTGTGGGTCCAGTTAAACCTGTTGCGCCTGTATTTCCTGTGGGGCCGGTCGGTCCGGTATTGCCTTGAATACCTTGTGCGCCAGTAGGTCCAGTAGGACCAGCAACAGTTGAAGCAGCGCCGGTTGCACCAGTCGGACCAGTAGGGCCAGTGTTACCTTGAGTGCCTTGCGAACCTGTTGGGCCAGTAGGTCCAGTGTTGCCTTGAGTGCCTTGAGCGCCGGTTGGGCCAGTTGGACCAGCAACAGTAGATGCCGCACCAGTTGCACCAGTTGGACCTTGCAGACCTTGAGAACCTGTTGGCCCTGTTGGTCCTTGAACACCAGTCGGGCCAGTAGCACCAACAAAACCAATTGGGCCTTGTGCGCCTGTTGGTCCGGTAGGGCCAGCAACAGTTGATGGCGCACCAGTTGGACCAGTCGCACCTGTGTAACCAATCATGCCTGTTGGGCCAGTGGGTCCAGCAATGGTCGAAGCCGCGCCAGTTGCTCCCGTAGGTCCAGTAGGCCCGACAGCACCAGTTGGCCCTGCTACGGTAGATGCCGCGCCAGTTGCTCCAGTTGGACCTGTGGCTCCAGTAGGTCCGGCAACGGTAGATGGTGCGCCTGTTGGACCTGTTGGGCCGATTGGGCCCGTAGGACCGCCAACACCCTTGTCAACCAGCACTTCCGTGCGAGGCTGAGGGATAACTTCAAGGCTGACATTGCGATTGCCGTCAACCAACAGTTGGACATTTTGTTCGTCCGTCACAACGACTTGAACGCCCCTATTTGCCGGGGAGACAATCACACCCTTGCTCATACAACTACGATGCCGTCAGAGCGAACCAAGAACAGCAGGAAGATGATGCTGTCATCTGCTGGCGTAGTTCCAGTTGCAGGGAAAGAGACTTTGACACGGCCAGAATAGCCAACGCAGTTCTGTGCGTTGATCTCAAGCTGGACATCAGTGGACATCAAACCCCAAGCGGTTGAGTCAATCACCAAAGTGCAAGTGCCAGCCGCATCCACACGGTTGCTGATGGTCAATGTGATTGGTGTTGGTGTTGGCGTGTAATCGGCAATGTCGAACGTCAAGCCGTAGCGAGTGTCTTGGATATTCGACACGTTGCGGCGAACGATCTGAGCAGTAATGGTTGCGCCAGTCAGGTCAAGCGGAAGACCTGAATTGGAATTGGTGAAGGACAGATTCCAAAAGGTGTTCTGGTTGTACACCAGTTCACCAGCAAGGATTGGATTGTCAAAGCCCGAAACTTGATTGAGTACGTTCTTACTAAAAATGGCCATTTCAGCCTCCAATTTTTTTGATTAAATATCCGTCCATTGGAGGATATGAATATTTGCCATGCGACCAACCATGAAATCTGTTTTGAATAGATTTTACGTTATGCGCCTTAGCCGCTTCACGCAAAGTTCCAAAATTTCCTAAAGGCGTAACGTAAATTGCCCTTGGCTTCATCACTTTTGTTTTGCCAATTTGCGCTAACGAGATTTTTTCTCTAGTAGCATCTGATAAAGGTTTACGAGGCTGCTTGTTTTTAGTTGTTGCTCTATTTGCAGCAGAGACAGATGCAACGTGTTCTGCGCTTTTAGGCTTACCCTTTAAACCATTGGAAATTGCTTGCTTGTGAGTAGCACTAAGTGCAATGCCTTTTTTGGCCTTGCCGCCCGCACTAACGCCTTGCAAAGATGCTGAAATTTTTGCTTTAGTTTGTGCGCTTCTTTGTTTTCCAAACAAGGGGTGCTTGCTACCCTTTAAGCCATTTCCACCATCGCCACCTTCCGTAAGATTGACAAGTGGATAAAATTTTTTCAATGCTGCAATTGCTAATTTTTCTGCATTGAGTGCTTGTTTATGACTTAAACCAGATGCAATAATGATTGATTCATAGCCAGCTTTAGCAACGATGTTTTGCCAATGTGGATTGCGATCTTTTTTTGATGTTGCTCGGTTTCCTGAACCTTTACCAACATAAAAAAGTTGTCCGGTGTCCAATCTTTTGTGAACATAGACATATGCGTTTACAGCCATTTGGTTCCCCAAGTCTCGGGTGGTGACGCTCCCTATGTACTCACAGGGCTACGGATGCTGTCTTGTAATGCCTAAATTATGCCTTATCAGGCCATTCGTCTCCACATGTAAACAGTAACATATGGGGGTAAATTTGCATTGGTTCCGCTTGAGCCCTGATTTGCTGTTGTCCCGCTAAAACTGTGAGTGTGATCGCCAACGCCATTGGTATATCTGTCAGCTACTTGATAGTTTGTATATGCTTGACTTGTAAATTGATCTGTACCACCACCTGCGCCAGTTGGAATTGAATGGCTGTGCGCTCCAGCGCCATTGGTATTTCCGCTAAATGTGTGGCTGTGAGATACAACAATAGCATCTTTTGAACCGCCAGTCTCACCAAGAACATCAAACGCAGAGTCTGCTGAATCAACGCCAATCAATACACGACCAGTTCCAAAAGAAACCCATGTTCCGAAGCCAAGCAAAGTTGCGGGGTTAGTTGAGACTGCCGCATTGATATAAATTGAACCAACGGGATAAATTGATGCCGAAAGATTTGAAACAGCAGCGGCAACAGAAGATGCGCCAGTACCACCGTTGGTAACAGGAACTGCGTTTACCAATCCATCGGTTGCATCAAGACGGCCAGATGAATCAAGATTGTTGGCAAGTTGTGAAAGGTTGTAGGCTTGTGTCATGGTAAATCCTTATGCCGCGCCAACTCTAGCAAATGTTTGCTGGTTAAGCAACGTGAAGTTGTTGTTGAAAGCTGTTGTCAGGTTGTAGCCTGAAGATGTTGCTGTGTAGTCGTACCCAGAACCTTTTGCCAAAAGCGCACCATTGGCATAAACCTCCATAGACAAAGGATTGTTCGGAAAGACATATGAAAGTGCGCCATCAATCGAATACGCCACGTTGTTTGTGACGTTTGAGGCTGGAACTCCAAAGTTGTTGCTGGAATACATGATGACGCTCATACGCCCAGTCAAAGCGGCAGGGAAACCATTAATGTTGTTACCAGTAAGGTCATAGTCCACCTCGCTGAATTGAACACCGTTGACATAGATGGATTCAAAGCCGTTTTGAAATGCAAAGTCGGTAGGCGTATATGAGCTTGAGGCTGTCAAGTCAAACGTGTACCGGCTGAATGGCGCATATGTTGAGCCAGCCGCCCGTTTGCGATACACGCCAAAACCAGTAGTTGCGCCTGAAATGGTCGTTGTAAACACGATGGTCTTAGTTGTTGTGTTTACTGACTGAACCGTGAATGTCGTTGGAGTGGCCGTTGGATCAGGCTGCGCCGCCGCAAAGCAAAGCAAATCACCCACGTTGATGATTTGGTAAGTTGGGTCATTGAAGACAATTGAATTGGTTGTGCTGGATGCAATGTTGGTTCCAAGCACTTCATAGTATTGGTCAGTGCTGACCGCCCTCATGGTGATAATGACAACGATTTCACCAACGGAGCAAGCGTTTGCCATCACAATCGTTGTAGATGTTTCCGTGTATTCGCTTGGGTCAAGCAACAAGCCATCGCGGAACACTAATGCAGTTCCAACTGTGTGCGTTGATGCAAAGGATGTTTGGCCTGCTGTTGCGCTGGAAACGACCTCGGTGTAATAAAACGAATCAGGCTGTGTAAAACCCACAACACGCCCATACACATCAATAGTCAATGTTGCGGCATTGAACGTCTTTGAATACACGCCCGAACCAAAGTTCAGGAATTTTTCAAGCGATACCACCATTGCGCCGCCAGTGTTGTTAGTCACACTCAACAAACCGTCTGCACTACTGACTGACGTTGTGCCAGCTTTTGTCAACTGACCAGTACGAGAATCAAGGTCAATGTAAATTGAGCCGTCTTGCAATGCGCTCCAGATTGATGAGTCATACACCGATGTTTCAGTTGGGACAAATTCACCACCAAGGTTTGAGAACCCGGCATTGCCAACAGCAAAACTGAATTTGCGGTTTGTGCGATTGCAAATTAGCAAATAGTTGTCCGTTCCAAAACTTCCAGCATACCAAGTGTAGTCAGCCGGGTTTGTGCTTCCGTTGGCAGTTGTGTTGTTGAACAATCCATAGTAACTTTTGCCTCGTGGATTAAGACTGAACCCTGATGTCCCAGTTGCATTGTCAGCATAGGCAACAGCAATCCAACGATTGACGTATTGGAAAGTAGTCGGCCTCCATGTCACAACTGACGAGGCGGCTGAGAATTGACTTGTAGCAATACCGTTGACAATTCGAGAAAACAAATACCAATCACCAGCAGGAATTGCCAGATTTACAGTTGGCAATGATTGACCAACAACGTAAGGAACGCCATTGCTTGGCAAAGAAGTTGTACCACCAAGATACATTTGCGAAGCAGTAGGTGTCGCAAATGCTGAATACCAAATTTCAGCATAAGACGCAAAACTGGCTGTGCTCATGTATGGCTGAACAACAAATGATGGAACAGCAGCAGTTGGATACAAAGCAAATACTGTTGGCGGCGTAATAGTTCCGAAATACGATGGATCGGGAAGGTCTGTGTTTGGCGCTGGCGTGTACTTTGTGATGTCTCGGTCATCATAAACCTGAGCGTTGTATTCATTCAACTCAAAGGTTGCACCAAGGTTGCCATCGGGCAATGAAATTTCAGACACCTTCATCACACGGAAAAGTTTTGCCGTCCAACCATACGATGAGTTGGTGATGGAAATGACATCGCCAGCATCTACCTGAATGCCGACATAAGCTGTGCTGATCGTGACAATCAAATCTTCACGGGCTTGCTCAAGAATGCGTGATGCCAAATACTGCGCTTGCACAGAATCATTAGTCATCGAAATTTGAATTGACTGCTTGTTGACTGGCTCGTTGGGATACAGCAATCCAGCAGGAGTTTCATAGTAAACAAAATCAGATTGGTCGCGATTTTGCTTGCTTGGGAACTCTGCTTCAATCTGGTTGACACTGCTTGTGATGTCAAAAGCACTTACCCTGATTTCACCAATGATGTTGCTGTCATCAAACGCATAAGCAGTTGTTTCAGACTTGTTGATGACAATGCTCCACTGACCCAATGCTGCGTTGTATTGATTCCAAGAATCACATGCGGTCATGATGGCGTTAATGTTGTTCAGGCAACTCTGCCCTGTATCAACAATGCCATTGATGCGATAGCGTGGCTGTGTGTATGAAATTCCATCTTCTGTGTATGGAATCAAGCCATCAGAATACGAGTTCAAAGCAGTGGCAGATGACGCATTCACAATGTCAGTTGCCATAGCTGCGCCATACAACTCATTGGTCATGTAGTCATACCAGACATCGCCGGGCTTTGCTGCGCCAGTTCCATTCAGATATTGACTGGCCTTAAATGTCACCGTTTGCATCGAAGTTGTCTCAGCATCACGGTTGTAATTCAGCTTCACAATCGCAAATGCCAAGCCATTCATTTGACGACCAGAAGATGCCCAACGTGTTTCGGAAGGAATATCACTGCCGCCCATAAATGTGGATGGCAAGGAGGCTCCATTAGTGGAAACAATAGCCCCAGACAAATTTGATGTGTACAGTGCAATGTACAAATTGCCAGAAATTTTTGTGTCCACATTGCCTGCGCCATCTGTCAAGCTCACAACTTTTGTCTGGTCAGTACCATCAAAAGTCATCTTGCGATCACCCCAGTACATATCAGAGGTGTCAAATCCGAATTGACCATTAGGACTGATATGCGATGCCACCATGACGTAATACATGGTTTTTGCATCAGTGCTCAAAACAGCGTCAACGAATCGACCTCCGCAATACACATCACCATAAATCATGGGGATGCTGTTTGTGGATGATGGCGGAACTTGCTGGCGAACCCCGTTATCAATTGCTTGATTTGAACTTGCATCAGGCGCAAAAGCACGAGACACAATAGAAGACACAGCAAAGTTAATTGCAAATGCAACTGCCAATTGACCAGCGGTCATCAATCCAGCAGTTGCAAGGCCATAATAGGCCATAACAATCATTGACCCAACCATATCTATTCCTTCACAAAACTTGCGCCAACTGGCTTGTAGCCACGCTTGGTGTAATCAATCAATGGGCCTGACGCTGATATGGAAGTGATGGCACAATGAACTTCACCGCGCTCCAGCATTTCATTCGCCTCTTGGTCAAAGGCTTTCCACAATCTTCCGCCAATTGTGCCATCCCTATATTCAGGCTCGACCCACCAAAGCAACTCGTTCAATTCTCTCACTTTTGGACACCAGATATTCTGGTTCTTGACGGCAATGATTGCCCCACGCATGTGATTGTCAATGTAGATAAACCCTCTACCCATGATGATGCCAAACAACAGGCTCTCAACATATTTGTAGTCGTGGTTGACCTGCTTTCCAAGCACAGTGATGGGATTCTCAAAGGCATACGCCTCAACAATTTCCATCAATCGTGGGATGTCGTATCTTGTAGCTTTTCTTATCATCGTCCAAAGATTCGTTGTGATGGAGCGTTTGAGGTTGCTTGTGTTCCGCTTGAATTTGGCTGACCACCAAAGTCAAAATAGGAGCCAGCAATTGCCGGAACACGATTCATGCTTGTGTCACCGGGATAGTACACCTGCCAAATCTTTGGAGTGGTCCGAATGCCGCCAACACGGTTTTCAAGAATGGTCCTAAAAGAAGCACAAGACAATCCAACAGTTGCAATACGAGTTCTGGCTTGCTCGTTCCAATCTTCCGTAATGGAGTAATTGGAAACAATACCTTGATAACGCTTGAAGAACTGTTGCGTTGGGCTTGTGATGATCTGGTTGTTAGAGTCCAAGAAACCACGCCAAACTTCAATCCGAGAACCTTTGATGTCCGAACCCAAAACAATTGCCACGTTTGTCCCATCAACACCAGTCAGCGAGATAGACAAGTCAGAGCTTGTTGCCTTCACATCCCGCTTGATGTCGCTCAATTGAAGCAGGCTTCCAAGGTTTGTAAACGTAATACCATTTACCGTGATTGGTGAAGCTGCATTGCAAAACGTATAGGTGTTAGACGGCATGGTTAGCCGAATAAATTCTGCTTGCCGAATAGATGAACTATTCAGCGCGGTCATTGTTGTGGTCATCCTGTAATATCCTCACGAAACACAAATGCTTCATCCCACTGGACAAATGCTCCACCGGGCGCTGGCATGAGTGTATAGGTTGGGCACTTTTCTGCCAAGAGGTTGAATGTGCAATTGTTGCCGCAAGCCACAGCAGCCCCAGACACTGGAGAACCAATAATTGGGCGATGAATGCTCACAGTAGCCGTAGCTCCTGTGTATGGCACATCAGCAGTGATTTTGTAAGTGTAGCCACCAATCATGATGAAATCACCAGCCTTGAAGATTGCGCCTGTGGAAGAAGGCAGTCCAGCAAGTGAGATTGTCTGAGAGTTGGCGGCAGGAGTAGCGCCCAATGTCACAGTCGTGGGAGTTGTAGCCGCACCGCCTTTGTAAGCCGTGAACCAAGACAAGATGGAACTGTTGAACTGAATAACTTCAGGCAACTGGCGGTCTTTGTTGTCAATCGCTTGGATAATGTCGCGGGATGTCGCATACGACAAATAGGCATGAGGCATCACAGTGAACACCCAAGGCACAGAGGTCAGATATTGAGCCACACGCACCTGACCAGAACGGCTGACCTGCTGGCCTACCGTCCTGCGGTTGTTGACAGTCATCGATTGCTGAATTTCAAAGATTGTCTGAAAAGACATTAGGTTCTCCCGAAATTGGTGGCGAGGTTCTTGCCAGCATATTGATTTGCCGCCCAGATCGCATTAGAACTGCCCAGAAGGCGGTCTTCAAACGATTTGGTGTCGATGGCATTGATGTAGTTGTTTGTGACGTTGGTGGTCCCGCCCATGCCGCCAACTTGACCATTCGGAATGATTGTCCCAGAACCGCTTGGCACAAACAATTCAGGACCACGCTCTCCAACAAGATATGGCGTGTTATTGGTTACAGAGCCGCCTGCTGCTTTTGCACCAAGTCGAGCGCCAGTAAAATTTAAAGCATATTGAGAAGGATCAGCAGAGGCAACACTACCGCCGGGCGTATATCCCAAAAACATTCTGAATGCAGTGCGAAGCAAAGTCATTGCTTGCAACTTCATTTCCATTGCAATCATTTCTTGAGTCATGCTTCTAGCCAAATCTTTGATCGACAACTTTCCAGTCTTCACAAAGTTATCAATTGCAGCAGACAAACTTCCAAACACTGTGTCAAACACTTGCTGTGTTCTTTTCATGGATGTTTGAATTTCCAGATTGAACTTTTCAATAGCTTCTTGCTTGTTCAAGTTTTCAATGATTGCTGCACTGCCTGCTTTGGTTGCGGCTTCTTCACGTTCACGGTCGTACTTCAACTTCAACTCAGCCAATCGTTGCTCTCTTTCGGTTGCAAACATGACTTCATTTTTAAGCTGCAATTCTTCCTTGGCAAGCTCCATTGAACGAGTCTTTTCTCTGGTTGCCCACTCATTGGTAGCAATCATTTTTGCGTACTCATCATTCATATCTTTGAGCCGCTGTTCTTCTTCAATTTGAGCTTTGCTCAAAGCAATTTTGTCTTTGGAATTGAGTTGTCTGATTTTTTCGGCAGTCTCTGAAGCAATGGCAATAGCTTTATTTTTGTAAATTTCCAAGTTTTGAGCCGTAGCTCTGCCATCTTCTTTTATGTTGTTCTGACGCATTTCATTTTGCGCCTCAGAGATTTTTCTTGCAGACTCAAGCTGCAATTTTTCCATTTCACTTGCACCAATTTCAGCCAACTTGAAATCAGCATCAATTCTTGATTTCTCTAATTCAGAACCTTTTGCCTTGAGCATTTCTTTGTATTTGTCATATTCGGAAATGCCACCTTTTGAGCCTTCAGGAGTTTCTGCTGCTTTTTGAGCAGCCAACAGTTCTTCAAACTTCTTCTTTCTTTGCTGAAGTTGGTCAAGTCTTTCTTGGAATGTCTTTCTTTCATTGCCAGACATTCCTTTGCTCATCGCAAATTCAACGGCTGTAATTTCATCAACAGTCTTTTTGAGTACGCCTTCTGCTGTGCTTGGGCCATAAATGGCTTCTTTCAAAGAAGACCAATACTTGCTCATGGCCCTTTCTGTTTTGGCCCACACGCCTTCCATTTCATCAAGGATTTCTTTTTGTGCCTTGAGTTTTTTATTTAAGGTTTCCGCAACAAGTTGAGCAGCTTCCTGTTTTTTGCCTGCCTTTTCAAGAGCTTCAATTTGCTTGTATTCAGCAAGCGTCAAGAAGTTCAATTTTTCATTCAAAGATTTGGCACTTGCAGCGGTTCCATCAAGGCCAGAAGTCAATGCATCGGCAGCAGCTTGAGCATCAACTCTTGCAACTCTTGAATATGTAAGAACTGCTTTTGCAACAGAGTCAAGGGATGTACTTGTAAACTTGCCAGAAGAAACAAGAGAATTGAGAACATCTGTTGCAGCGCCAACTGTTGTGCCAACGCTGGATGCCAAACTCTTTGACATGTCAACAAGTTGAGTGGCAGTCATTCCAGCGTAATTTCCAGTAGCAGCCAAAGATGCTTGGAACTGTTTAAATTCTTTGTCTGCTTCGTATGTGGCATAAGCAAGCGCACCAATAACAGAAACAGTACCACCAAGGGCCAAATTGAATGGCGTAAGCAAAGTTCCAATAGCTCGAAACATGCCGCCAACACCACCCATTGCATCCTTCAACTGACCACCTTGCTGGATCAAGGCGATCATTGGGTTCTGACCAGAGGCAATCTGCGTGAACAAGTCAGTGGTCTGATATGTCAGAGCCATTTTTTGTTGTTCCGTCAGTTCGCCTGTGATTTTCTTTTGGCTGGCAGCAATCTTGTCATAGGCAGCAGCCTGATCGAGAAGACGTTGCTTCATTTCAGACGTTGCGCTCATGAACTTACCAGAGGTAATTTCACGCTGGATTAGTTCTACCTTGGACAGAGCTTTCCCATAGTCTTCTGTCGCATGGATAAGGCTTTTCAACTCGCCAGCAGCGGCATTCGTATCACGCTTGATTGCGTTTGCCATCTTCTGATTTGCAGAAATGGCCTTATCAATTTCAGCGGTAAATTCTGATGTGTCCAGCCCGAGGACAACACCAAGTCGAGCAATGTTATTTGATGCCATTATTTATTCCTCTTAGCCAGTTTCCGGGCGTACTCTGGGATGATTCTTGCCAACTCGTCTTTGAGAATTGTCAGAACTTGAGACACATTATTATCTAATGCAGGACGCAAGAATGGATGTCCCGCAATCTTTTTCGTGCCAAACTCTTGAGCCAAAGAGACAGCACTTTTCTTTACGGAAACAACAGCAATTGCCGCATCCGTGTCATGAACGTAATAGCTTTGCTTATCTCGCTCAGAAGGAATCCTTGCATCCAAACGCAAAGTATCAGCCATGTGAATTGGATTGCGCTCATCACGAGGCTTTGTCCCAACTGGGGCCATTGCCTTCGCTTCGTTCAAAACAGGCTCCATCGCTGTTTTTGCAGCCTTCACAAGGGTGTTCCTTGCGACCAAATCAGCACGATAGCCTTGGGCCATATCCCGCAATTGCTGTTCAAATTCAGCAAAGCCTTCAAGCTGAATTGCGCGATTGTTCGGGATATAGGCCATGCTACTCTTTCAGGTAAGCCTCCGAACCCGGTCTAGTAGCCAAGAACGCCATCAACTGACTGTTGACTTGCTCTCGCTGTTGTTCCTTTGTCAGCGGCGGGACAATGTATTCATGCGTTGATGGAAGAACATCTTTCATCGTGAACGGTTTTGTCGTCTTTTGTATTTTCGAGTTTAAGTTGCCCGTGGTCAAGGAACTTAAAGCCAAGAGGATGGCTTTAGAACCAATCATGCCATCAGACAGCATAATCTCGATATTCCGCATGTCATCCACAGGAACATCATCTGGACACCCGCCATGAGCGTATATGTACGCTCTGGCTTGCAGGCGAATGTCCTGAATTAGTTTTTTCGGGAATCCTTGTAGCCGGGCTGGATGGCCTCAGAGATTTTGGCAAGGATTTCCAATTGAACGGCCATAGGCCACTCAGCTTCAACATCTTCGTAGGTGATGCCATCCAAAGTGCCGTTTTCGGGAATCAGCAACTTGATGTACTCGACCATTCGGTTCTCCATCTGCAAGATGGTTTCAACCAAGTCTTTGGTGGATCGGCCTTCAACAACCACATCGTCTTCAGTGACCACGATGCCTTCAATAGCACCGGATTCACGGAAAGATGATGTCATCTTGTCGAAACGCTTTTTGAATTCTGCTTGGTCAATCTTTGTCACACGCTCCTGCAATGCATCAAGCTCTTTGGACAAAGGGATGCGAACTTTGAATGTGTGACCACCAAGTTCAAATGTCTTGGTGCGGAGATTGGTGGTTTCGCCAAAAGCGGATGAGAGTCGTGTCATGGTTTGCCTTATCGTGTAGTACGGATGATTTTTTGATATACAGCTTCGTTCAGAGCAATGGCGTAATCCACCGCTTGATCTGGCGAAATTGTATCTGCATGGTTACGCGCAATTTCATGCGCCAACGCAATTGCAGTGATGCGTTGTTGAGTGAACCCAAACCAGTCTTTTCTTTCACTGGCTTGGGTTATCAGGTAACTCAGAAGGTCGCTCGTGTCTTGTATTTTCATGTTTAGTCTTTTGTTGTCGCCTTCGGAGCAGTGTACGGGTTGTATTTTTTCAGAAGGGCCAAAGCCACTGCTTCAGCCGTATCGGCCTCGGCAGTAGCGCCAGCAACTTCAGCAGCATCAACAGGCAAAGTACGAGCGACAGATTCAATGTCGCCGTAAGTGCCAACGATGATTTCAATGGCTTCTGAGACTTTCATCAGGTGTTCGACCAGCCGTACTGGTTGCCTCGTGGATGAACAGTGAATGTGCATTTGGCTTCAGCACCGGGAGCAGCGTCAATCTGGAACTGGCCCACGCGACCATTGAAGGCATAAGCGACAGTGGTAGCACCATCAACAGCAGCCACAACGAAAGTGCGGTCAGTAACACCAGAAGCGGCATCGGCACGGATTTGCAACAATGCGGCATCAGAAGGGTTCCAAGCAGCCGTGATGGTCATGCTCGTAGGAGCCGCCTGCACGGGAATCTTGTCGCTCTGACGCGAACCTGCCACGCTGAAGCTGGCGACAGCATCGTCTTGACCGAAGGCTGGAACGGCTTCAACAGGCAACAGAACACCAGCAGCGCCAGTACCGTTTGCGGCAGTGCCAACAATCGTGGCAACTTGACCAGTCCAGACGGAAAGGTTGGCAGTCGTGAAAGCCGTAGGAGTAGCGCCAGATTGCATCCAAAGCGATGCAGCAAAGCCGGGAAGGATTTTGTTAGGTGCAGCCATGATGACTCCTTATGCGTTGTTGGACCAGCCGTACTGGTTGCCGCGGGGGTGAACAGTGAACGTGCATTTTGCTTCAGCGCCGGGGGCTGCATCAATTTGGAATTGACCAACACGACCGTTGAAAGCGTAATACACAATGTTTGAGCCTTCAGTGGCCGAAACCACAAAAGTGCGGTCAATCACGCCAGAAGCAGCATCGCCGCGCATCAACAGCAAGTTGGCATCCGAAGGATTCCAAGCGGCAGTAATGGTCATGCTGGTAGGTGCGGCTTGAACTGGAATCTTGTCAGACTGACGCGAACCAGCGACCGAGTAAGACGCAACAGCGTCATCTTGGCCGAAAGCAGGCACAGCTTCAACTGGCAGCAAATTGCCAGAGACAGCGATTGGGGCCACGCTTGCAACCAAAGACAATTGAGCAGTTGTCAAAGGGGTAGGCGAAGAAGTGGGCTGGCAGTAGAGGGCTGCACTAAAACCCGGCAAGACTTTGTTTGGGAGAGCCATTTTGAGTTCCTTAAAGAGTTAAACAAGTGTCTTATGTTGGGATGTCCAAAGTGCAATCCAAAAAGATTTGCGCCATTTTTTCTTCGTTGTTATAGGAGTTGTAGAGCCACAATACATCAGCTTTCGAGATTTGAAAGCCGTTTGTAGCGCCGCCGAACAGCCCACTATAACCGTGCAGAGATTGTAATATCTGATTCGAGATTGTGAAACCATCTTCTATCTCTTGAGTGAAGATGGAAATCTGGAATACAGGTCGATCAATCCCTTTGACACTTTGGACAGGCCCGGTATAGACCGGCTGGTGTACGTTACGCAGCATCCAGACAACGAACTTTGGCTGTGTGGCAAAGTTACGGTTGAAAGCCGCATATACAGGAACAGGATTGACAATTTGACTCAGTTGATACTGAATCGCCTTGCCATACTGAACCACGTTTTGTTGTGTTGCCATTTAGACCGCCGTTACTGGATCGGAGCGATAGCACATGAAAATCACATTCATGCGGTCATCAGACTCACGAGCATTGTCGATGCGCCAATCTTTGCCGCGCCATGTGATGGAATAGAGGTTTTGGTTATCCACTATTGTTTTCATGTTTGGCGTGTAGTTCAGCGTGAAATTGGTCAAGTCTTGGTACAGCCGGTACTTGTCTGCAATCTTCAAACTGTTTGCAACAGATGAGACTCGTGCGCGAGTTTCAAACCACAACGTCTGTGTCGTGGATTGCTCACCAAAATCAGACTTTCCAAAAGTCAGATTGTTAATTTTGACGTTCTCAAACCGTGCAATTGCCATAATATTTTAGTTCACATTATTAGGGGTTTATACGGGCGAAGAAGAACCTGTGCGCTGTATGGAATGGGCTTGAGCTTTGTCTCTGTCGAGTTTGCACGGTTGTTGTACAAGTCGGTCAAGATCAGCAGCGCAGCCTGCTTAATGACAGGATACGAACTCAAAGGATTCGCCACAGCCGTGTATTCCACGATGATGGGCGCAGTCATGGACGTATTGATGTTTGTTGGCAGACTCGCAACAATCACCTTGTTGCCGCTGGCATCGTAGTAATACTGGTTTGAAGGCACAAGCGTCAAAACAGACGGGGTGCTGTCATTCCAATATGCCACTTTGCCAATGGTCACACCAGCCTGCGTTGGCGACTGATTCTGGCTCACTTCTGGCAAGTCCAAAGAGACTGGCGAAGCAGCCAAACTCTCAGGACCATACCAGACCCGATACGAGGTCGGGAAGATGGACATGCCAAGGAAATCCTCAACATGCATCCGTGTTGCCACTTCCAAGTTGTTCAGATAGCCGTCTTGGCTCTCGTCATCAAACAAGTTCAGGTGGTCAGTGATTTCGGAGGTCGTAATCCAATTGGTAACTACGTCACGGCTGATTTGCTCAACCTTGACATAGTTAAAAGGATTGCGCGTTTGAGCGCCAAACGGCAATCCAGAAAGAGCTTCGTTGGAAGACATCTTTTACGCCTTTCAGGCACTCATCCGAGCGCCAGCAAACGGGTCGCGCACAGTGCTGACCACTCGTTTCTCAGCATACAGTGTAACGAAGCCGGGCGTAGTTTGTTCCATCATTTGAATGGACATTTGCTCGGTATCGCCAATGGTCAAGAAACGGGGCCAGTTTGCCAGATAGATCGGGAAGGCGCTAGACAGGTATGGGTTTGGAATCACAGGGAAACCAAACATGCGGCCAACAGCAGCGCCGTCTTCATCGCCAATTTCCAAGAACAATGGCAGACCTTGCGTATCCTTCAGGTTACGCAGGCTTTGAATCATTGTGGGGCTGATGTGCCAAGCATTGCCGGGCAAAGACCAGTATTGCGATGGGAAGGCATTCACCACGCTAACGATGTTGGCGTAAGTCACACCACCACCAGTTTGAGCAACTGTCGCCAAAGTGTGCAAGCCATTAGTGATAGCCGTGCCAGAAGTGCCGTAAGCGGCAGTCGAGCCAGAAGTATACGAATCCAAGCCGCGCAAGCCAGAAGTTGCGCCAGTTGTGGTTGTCGTAGAACCTGCTTGGTCGTTGTTGATAGCCATAGAAGCAGCCTCTTGCTGGCTGAATTCCAAGGCAATATCTTCAACAATGGTAGCTTCAAGGCCGTTCACATCTGACAAGACAGCTTCGCGGATTGGCAATTGAGCCGTCACAACACGCACTGGCAAGGACCAAACCGTGGTGTTGGTGTTTGGAGTACCAGTGTTGTCTTGAACTGGATAGCCCCAAGGGTTTGTTTGGTATGTTGCGTTACCAGTCTTGGCAACGAACTGAGCGTCAGAACCAGCAACTGGAATGACACGAGAACCCATACGGAATGGGTTGGCGTAACGCAAAGCTGCGAACGCATCATCGAACACTGCACGACCACCCACACCAGAACCAGAGCCAGTGATTGCAGAGGCTTCTTTCAGGTCGATGTTGACTGTGCCGCCTTCGGTAATGGCTTGCTTAATTCCAGAGAGGATTTTTTCAGTGATGGTCATGACGACTCCTTGATTGATGATTTCTTTAGCGCCCAATACGCCTTTAAAGATTCCGATCTTCTTGAATTTGATTCTATTGTATTTTTCATTCCAGAGCGACTTTTGTTCCCAGACGAAGCCCTGCCAATGTTCGCTTTATGAGATTCAGAAAGTGGTTTACCAAGAATTGTTTTCTTCCTTTTTTCCTTTGATGCTTCATTCAGCATAGGATTGACGAAATTCAATTTTTGAAAATTACTTTTTTTATTTCTCCAGCTTTCCGATGGAATCCATCCAGAAGTTCCTTCGCCGCCATCAGTCATGTTGACTAATTCAACATTCATATCTCTAAAGCATTGGATTAAAAACTTTTCATGTTCCAAAGCATCATGTTCGGTTTCCCATCTTGATAAGATTTCCGATTTAAAACCATGCTTCGCAACAACATTATTCCAATGATTATTTCTTTTTGATTTGATGAGATGTCTTCGACCTTTTCCTTTCCCTACATAGAAAGGAATTCCATCATCCTGTCGAAAATGAATGTATGTGTAAAACATAAAAAAAGGGAGAGGTTCCCCCCTCCCTTTTAATTTTAGGTCGCTGTCCCGGTGGAGCGATAGCGAACGCCAGCGAAAGGATCGCGCACCGAAGTTGCCAAACGCTTCTCACCGAAGAAGGTGATGTAGCCGGGCAGGGTTTGGTCGTAGCGGCGCATGACCATGTTCAGGCGCGACACGATGGTGTGGAAGCGGCTCCAGTCAGCGAAATACATAGGGTACAGGCTGTTAGTGCCAGCAGTGCCAGTAGTGGACTGACTTGGGTTGTCCAAGTACTTGTTCACCACCACATCGAAGCCCAACAGGCGACCAACGATACCGTTGGTTTCCAGAGGCGACATGCGCTCAAACACTGGAGTGCCGTTGTCGTCCACCAAGCCACGGATTTGGGCCAGCAAAACAGGACTCACGACAAACTTTGCGCTTTCAGTCCAATACTGCTGTGGCAGTGCATAGATGAAATTCACAACGTCTTTGTAAGTGATGTTTGCAGCGCCGACAGTGTTGGCGTTGGAGGTGATTTGGTCATAGGTAGCCAAGCTGTGCAGGCCAGAGCTAGAGCCAGTACCGGACGAGCCGAACGCAGCAGTGGAGGTAGTGCCACCAGTGTAGGTGGAGTTAGCGCCAGCGTACTGGTCCAAACCACGCAGGCCATCAGCACCGCCAGTAGCAGTGTCAGAGCCAGTGCCAGTCTGGTCGTTGTTTTGGATCATCGACAGAGCTTCGTTTTGAGCGAATTCCATCAGCATGTCGTCAACCACGTTGGCTTCCAAGCCATCAATGTCGTCCAAAGCCGCAGTACGGATAGGGAACTGCACGTTGATGTCCTTCAACACCACTTGCCAGATGGAAGTGTTTTCAGTTGTAGGAGTGCCGTTGTTCTGGATGCCGTAGCCCCACTGTGCGCCAGCGTTGCCGGTCTTCACACGGAACTGGTAGCTCGAACCATCGGTGGCAACGGTACGAGACACGCCGCGCAGAGGGTTGCCCAGACGCAGAGCAGCAAACACGGGATCGTAAGCAGTACGACCACCCTTGCCATCACCGCCAGCGGTCAGAGCAGAGGCTTCTTTCATGTACGCTTCGGCTTGAGCTTCGTCAGCAAAGATTTGCAGTTCTTTCTGGAAGTTGGACTTGCCAGCAACAATTGCTTTCAGTTGCTCACGAACCGACTTGTTCACATCGCCGCGGACAGTCTTTTCAGGCTTGATGACAGCAGGAGCTTGCACGGAGGCAACTTTGGCTTCCAGAGCAGCAACCATTTCGCTGAATTCGGCCTTGACGGCTTCAACAGCAGCGGGAATTTTGGCCTCAACAGCCACAATGCTCTCAGCCTGTTTGGCTTCGATAGCATCCAGTTTTTCGATGATTTCTTTAGACATGATTAGCCTTTCAAGCGTTTGTCTAGGAGTTTAAGAAGTTCGCGTTGCTCAAGAGCCACGAGAATTTCCGCTTCGGTTGCCTCCGCATCAGAATCACTCTGAGTTGGCGCAGTTTCAATAGGCTCTTTCACAGCATCACGCTGTTCAATCACCGACTTGAATACAGATGCGGCGGCAACCGACATCTGCTTGGACAGACCTGCATCCCGCAGGGCTTCTTCCAATACTTTGAGGTCAGCCGAACCATCCTCACGGAAGTATTCGAGCTTCTTGACCTCTGCTTTGGGGTTGTTTGGGTACATCACCACGCTGGTTTCACGCAGGCCACCTTTGGTGATCTGGAAATAGCCATCTTCGTAGTAATCGCCTGAACCAGCAGGAAATGGAGTGCCGTCTTCTTTGACCCACTGATATTCATCAGCGTATGCGCCAACAGACACGCCGCCAAACATGTTGGGCGACTCGCACATGACTTGATAGAGGTCAGAACCAGCAGAAGTGTTCAGGAACAACCGACCTTTGGCGCTCATGCCTTCGTCATCCATTTCCAACTCTGTCCATTCCCCAACAGGCATGGAATCAGCATTGTGGTTCAGGAACATTGGCAAAGGACGACCGGACTTAGCAAACTCATTTGCCCAATCCATAAAACCTTCTGGCTGGTAATTGAATTTGCGACCGTCAGCGCCTTCACGAGCGCCCCAAGTGGTAATGCGAGCTTCAATCTTGCCTGTCGGTTCGCCGTTTGCGGCCTTTTCGGACAGGTTCAGCTTTGCTTCGCAGATGAGATTCAGTTGCTTCATTGATTGCCCCTAAAGCAATGGATTGGTTATTGTCCTGTATTTTAGGGGATTGCCCCTTAGATACGGGCAACTCTATTGGAGGTCGAATGACCTGTTTTGCTAATGCTACCAGATATTTTGAATCAGTACGCATTTTTAATCAAGTCTTGGAACCGATGTTCATCTTCTTGGTTTGGCTACCGCCACCACCGCCAGTGTCTTGTGCGCTACTGCCCGGCACAGGTTCAGCCTTGGCATCAGGCGATGCAAGTTCATCGCCGCCTTCCATGCTGGACATGCCCATGTAGGCCCGTGCTTCGTTCGGGGTCATGATGCCGCCCTTCACGCCAGCCGTAGCAAAGTTCATCTGGTCAAGCGGAGCGCCCTTCAGGAAATCCTTGGTATCAAACTCGATACACAGCGATGGATAGCCTGCCAGCAGATGTTGCTTCATCTTCTCCTGAGTGTTCACCAAAATCGGGTACATAGCCGACTTGTAGAACTCATCCATTGCGGTTTGGCTGTTGTTGAACTTGCCATCATGGATGCCGATCATGGAAGGAGGAACACCAAACAGACCGCAGATGCGGCGCATGGTTTGCAACTTCAAAGCGGCAGCATCAGCGTCTTGCAAGGTCAGCATTTCCAGCTTCTGGTACTTCATGCCTTGGTCCAGCAGCATTCCCTGACCGGGCTTGCTTGGGTCGGACTGACGAGAGCCGACCATGTTGGACCACGCCTCTTTCAGACGAGCAGCAATCTCTTTGTACTTGCCATCAGGCACAACTTGGTCGGTCACAAACATGCCAGAAGGCTTTGCGCCGTTTTGCATGACGTAGTTGGCGTACAGGTCGATGTCCTGATCCAGTGCCACCAGTTCAGCAGCCAAGATGCCCTTGTTGAAACCAGCCGAACCCTGCCACGCCATTTCCTTAACGTGCATGACCTGATGAGCCTTCAACGGCTCGTCTTTGCTGAAGCCATAGGATGGGGTCGAAATGCGGTAGGACGGATAGCGAGTTGGCGTGATGGTCACGGCAATCAGGGTCGAGTCCAGAATGTACATTTCAAGCGGAGTCTCGGTCGAGCTATTCTGGTCTTTTCTCCACCACAGGGTAAAGGCTTCGCCAGCCAGTTCGTACCACATCAACCACTGGAACCAGAACTCGTATTTGCTCTGGAAGTTGTTGGGGTTGTTCAGCAGCTTGGCGACTTGCTTGGCCTTGGCCTTGTCACGAGCGCCAACAGACTTGTCCTTGACGGCATCCAGCATCTTGCCATCTTCATCTTCGTACTTGATGCAGATTGGCAGTTGAGCCAAAGCACGAGCCTTCAAGCCAATGCAGGACATCACGGTGCTGTTCCGTGTGAGCATCGACATGTCCACCGGACGACCAGCATTTGTCGTGCTGGAGGTGGTGACATACAAAATCTGGGTATTGACGTTCGGGCGCTGATTAGAGCCTTGGTAAATGACATTGTTACCCAATGCCGTCTGACCAAAGAGCGAATTGCTCTCATTTTGAGGCACTTGTGGGGCGTTGTTTTTACCCTTGAAAACGTCAAAAAGTCCCATGATTCACTCCTGTTTCCGCATACTTTACCACTCTAACGCCCTAAAGCCAAATGAATCGCTGACAAATACGTTATCCAAATGGCAGTGCAGAGCCATAATCATGGCAATAATGCCGTCAACCTTGGCGCTTGGGTCCGCTTCGTTCTTGCGAACCTTCACGTTCCCGTTCACATCAATGTAAACCTCGCAGTTTCCAAGCTGCCAGCCCACAAAAGGATTGCCGTCATGCTTGATGGCCTTCTTCAAAATCAATTGCTCAGTGGTCTTGGATGGGTTCGACAGCACAGCCATGCCCTGACCCACCTTCTTTACAGGCAAACCTTCGGCATACAAGTTCGCCACCAGCGCCGCAGCGTTATACGGGTCGTAGCCAATTTCCTTGACATCGAACTTCTCGCATTGCTGCTTGATGAACGACTCAATCTCGTTCAGGTCCGTCACGTTGCCCGGAGTCAGTCGCAAAATGCCAGTCCTGTGCGCTTCCATGTAAACCGACTTGTAGTGGTTTGGCACAAAGTCCAAGGATTCTTCCGGTAGAAAGAATTGGAACTGAGCATAGAAATCTTCTTCGCCGTAACGGTGCAAAGTCACCACAGCATTCAAGTCTCGCGTGTGCGCCAAGTCAAAGCCAATGAACGTGGACTCAGGCTTGTCGGTCGGCAGCTTATCAACAGACTCATCCCAGAACCTGCGGTCAACCCACGCAGAATTGGCCGACACATAGATGTTCAACTGTTTACACAAGAACTCGTTCAAAGAAGCAGGCTTGGCAGCAGCTTCCTCGGCCATGTGCTGGATGTGTTCAGTCGTGACCGACACGCCAAGCATTGGGTTAGCCTTGCCCCAGACATCAGGGTTGCTCCACTCATCACCGGGGTCGATGCTGTACAGCAGGCCAAACCATCGGAAGTTATCAGGAGCCGCGCCACGCAACACCTGTCGGAAGTGCGACAAGTCTTCGTAGAACTTGGTTTCCTTGGTAAAGCTGGCAGTCGTCAAGTACATCCGCATCGGGTTCTTCCGTGCGCCCATACCCGAGTGCAACACCTCAATAGACCCGCGCTCAGTAATCTGAGCCGCCTCATCAATCATGGCGCAGGATGGGTTTTTGCCGTCACCAGTCTTGCGGTTCTCGCGGGACAGCGCCTTGTAGGTGGATGTCGAGTCGCCTGCCTTTTTCAGTTCGCCGCGGTAGGCAATGAACTTGGATGCCAACTCGGGCTTCATGCCTTCCACAATGGCCTTGGACGAATCAAAGCAAATTGATGCCTGTTCTCGATTGGTCGCCAGAGTGAAGACTTCAGCGCCAGCATCCCCAAACTGCAACTCGTACAGCGCAATGATGGATGCAATTGTGGTCTTGCCAGACTTGCGCGGCACAAACAAAATGATGTCTGTCACCCACCGGAATGAATGGTCGCGTCTGTCACGAAAGCCGTAGATCGCGGCCAAGTACATGACCTGAAAGCCTTGCAACTCAATAGACTTGCCAGCCTCTGGACCTTTGACATGGCGGCAGAACTTGACGAACTTCAGGATGTGTTCGGCTTTGGCCGGGACAAATTCGTAGGGCGCATCCTTGCGCTCCACCATATCCAAGAACCGTTGGCAGGCAAGTTTCACATCCTCGCAAGCCTTGATGTCTCCCCGAACTACCCCAATGGCGTAAGCAAATGCAGGCTCAAGCAGTGGCGAATAGCTCATCTACATCACTCACTTTTGCTGTCAACTTTGGACGACCACGGGCAACAAGGCCCAACTCCGCAAGAATCTTGATAGCCTTATCGGCCATCTCGGTGCGAATCTTGTACCAAGGACTTGCCGCTTCACCAGAGTTGTACTGGTAAAGATGGCCCATCTCGCGGATGTTGATTTCAGCCGTCAGCAGGCTGTCAACCGTAATCACCAATGAGCCAATCAAGAACTCATCGCTGGCCGTGAGTGTGCCAGTCGAGCCTTCTAC